TGGGCCAATGAAGAAAGAGCCTCTAAAATAAAATTACGCATCATAACTTCCTACTTGAAGAAATCTGTACAAGATGTTGAATCTAATATAGAAAACTCTCTTAAAAGTTGGGCTGATGTAAAAGACAATCTGGTGGTTTTTGACTCGGTAGGAACTTCAATTGAAGAAGTAGATTCTTATTGTGGATTAAATAAACCAGCAATTGTAATAGTAGACCAGCTTGACAAGATGAAAATTTTAGGGCAGTTTGGCAGGGGGGATGAAAGACTTAAAGCTCTCTATGGCTATGCGAGAGAGATAGCAAAGAGAAATGACTGTTTGGTATGGGCAGTATCACAGGCTGGTTATGAAGCTGAAGGCAATCAGATCGTAGACTATTCGATGCTAGACGGCTCTAAAACCGGCAAGGCTGGTGAAGCTGATATAATATTAGGGATTGGTAAGAATGTTGATGATGAAGATACTACAAGATTTGTAAATGTTAGTAAGAATAAAATAAATGGGTTTCATGGTTTTATAACTGTAGATATAAACAAAGATGTAGGTAGGTACTATGATAGTAACGATTGACATCGAAACTACTTTTGTTATTAAAAACAATGGTTCATTTGATCCTTCCCCTCATATAGCCGGTAACTATTTAGTAGGTGTAGGATACTTAACAGCACCCTATGTGCCTATGGAAAAGTTTTTTACAGGAAGTAGTGTTCTAGCAAAACCTGAGTTTATTACTATCTACCATAAAGAGCTTGAAGAAGATCACATAACTACAATAAATAAGTTCAAGTGCATACAGAAAATACTAGATACTGCCGATGTGTTAGTAGGTCACAATATAAAATTTGATCTGTCTTATCTTTTAAATTGTGGATTTAAATACACAGGAAGTGTGTACGACACAATGGTATCCGAATATATTTTAGCTAGAGGTATCAAAAGAGGATTATCTCTAGAAGATAGTTGTAAGAGGCGTGATATAAAAATGCCTGAAAAATTTATAATGAAAAAGTATACAGATGAAGGAAGGAATGTAAACGAATTTCCTCTAGAAGAACTGTGTATGTACTGCAAAGGGGATGTTATAGCAAGTTATGAGCTAGCAAGAAAGCAAATAGAAATACTAGGAGGTACTTTCGATGACTTTGTTACAAACAGCTAAACTTTCTATGGACATGACAAGGGTTCTTACAGATATAGAACTTGCCGGTATTAAAATAGATATCTCTGCTTTAACAGAACTAAAAGAAACCTATAATTCTAGAATTGAACAATTACTAGAAATTTTAAATGCGGCTGCTAAAAATGCGATGGGAGACACGCCGATTAATTTAGATTCTCCTGAAGATAGGTCTATGCTTTTTTATTCTAGAAAAGTAAATGATAAAAAACAGTGGGCTTCTCTATTTAACATAGGTACTACAGTCAACGAACGAGGTTCTAGAAAGCAGAAGAAGAGAACAGAGTTTAATAGAAGAGATTTTAGCAATACTTACCAATCCAATACTACACAGGTGTATAAAACTACAGCTAGTCAATGTACAATATGCAAGGGCTTCGGTAAAACTTCTAAAGCTAAGAAAGATGGTACTTACACAAAAGTAAGATATATCTGTAAAAGATGTTCCGGCTCTGGAATTATATACACTAACAATTTAGAAACTGCAGGTTTTTCACTGAAGCCGTTAACAGTGCTAGATTGTACAGCGCATGGATTTAAAACGGACTCTACTACTTTAAATAACTATTTGACTTCTGCTATAAGTAGTAATGCAAAAGCTTACATTCGCGCATATTGTGAATATTCTTCGATAAAAACCTATCTTAGAACTTTTGTTGAAGGTATCGAAAGGGCTGTTACAAAGAAAGACTTTATTCATCCTAATTTTATGCAGTGTGTAACAGCTACTGGTAGATTATCCTCTCGCAGTCCTAACTTTCAAAATATGCCCAGGGCTAATACATTTCCAGTTAGAAAAACTATTATTTCAAGGTGGACAGATGGATTTATACTTGAAGGAGATTACAAGCAACTTGAATTTAGGGTGGCTGGTTTTCTATCAGATGATAGTACAGTCTATAGAGAAGTTGAAGAAGGGTTTGATGTTCACAGCTTCACGGCTCAAATGATGGATGTAACACGCCAGGAAGCTAAAGCACACACCTTCAAGCCTTTGTATGGTGGTGTATCCGGCACGGACAAGCAGCGTAATTATTATCGTGCTTTTAAAAATAAATACGCTGGTGTTACCCACTGGCATGAAGCCCTTGCAGAGGAAGCTATAGCTAGAAAGAAGATAACTTTACCTTCAGGTAGAGAATATCTATTCCCTAATGTTAGAAGAACCCGATGGGGAGGGGTTACTTCAGGTACTGCAATTAAAAACTATCCTGTGCAGGGTTTTGCTACTGCTGATCTCTTGCCTATGGCTTTGGTTTATACAAGTAAACTTCTGGCAGAAAATAAAATGCAGTCTGTTATCTGTAATACTGTACATGATAGTATAGTTTTTGATGTACATCCTGAAGAAAAAGATTTAGCTATTGACATACTAAGTAGAGGTATGCTATCATTGTATGATGAATGTAAGAAACGATATGATATTACCTATTCAATGCCGGTTGGTATAGAACTAAAAATTGGAAAAAATTGGCTTGACTTAGAGCCTATTCTAGAGTTAGAATGCAAACCTGAAACTTTAAAGGAGTACAAGTATGAACCAGCTAATAGCTCTGAACGACAGCCAGAACTTATCTGATGTCATTAATAAGGGGTCTGAAAAAGACCTACAGAAACTTCTAGGCTCGGAGCACACTTCATCAGAACCTAAGTTAGCACGGTTGTCTGTAAATTATGCTACTGAAGATAACGATGAAAACACTTTGCCAAGGGGCTACTACCGTCTGTACGATCCTGACAGCAGAAACACTGTCTTTGCTAAAGATGTAAAATTCAGGCCGTTTGTTCGTACATATATGTACAATGTATGGGACAATGAAGAAAACCAATTCAGTTGTCGTACTGTCCAGTGCAAGAGCATGGGAGACCCCTTCCATGATACCAACGGGGGTGAAAAGTGTGGGCGATTGAGCAAAGAAGAGCAGAAAGCCCTGCCAAATGATTCTGCTGTTCTAACGCAGCAAAAAAATATCAAGTGCGTACAAGTTATCTATGGCTTGGCTACTATCGAAGGCAAGAATGCCACCAAGGAAGATTGCACCTTGGAAAATGTTCCTACTGTCTGGTATGTAAAAGGTGCTAGTTTCATTCCTATATCAGATTGGTTTAAGTCTATCGATAAGGAAAAGAAGCTATATGCAACTACTGTTGGCAAGCTGGAAACTATCAAACAGAAAAGAGGTGGTATTCAATTCTGGATTTCTAGAGCCACTACAGTAGAAACAAAAGATTTTTCCAAAAAGGATCGTGGCCTTTTAGAATCCTTTATAGGAGATATCATAGACCACAATGCTGATATCATGGAAAAGCACCGTGAAGCTAAGAAGACAAGTCCTGAAGGTACTGAAATTCTAGATGCGTTTGATCTATCTGCCTGATGGATATAACCCTTGAGCTAGTCAAGGATTATCTGCAAAGAATCAGTCGGGGGGAAGAGAAAATCTCTCCGGCTATTCTTGGCGAGTTTGAAAAGTCCTGTTCAGATGCCCTTGAAAAACAGTTTACCAAGCAAGCATGGCGCTTACGCATGTCAGGCGTGGGCAAGCCCTTGTGTCAACAGCAGCTTGGCAAGGAGGGCATAGAAGAAGAATTAGATTATTCTACAATTATGAGATTTATATTTGGTAATTTGATAGAAGCAGTAGCTATCGCTATCTTAAAAGGTGCTGGTGTAGAAGTTTCCGATGAGCAAAAGAGGGTATCAACCGAGGTTGCAGGTGAAACTATCTCCGGTTCTATGGATTTAAAAATAAAAGGAGTAGATGGTACTAAGAAAATATGGGATGTTAAATCTGCAAGCCCATATTCTTTTGATAAAAAGTTTGGAGAGCTAGGGGGCTATTCATCTTTAAAGAAAGATGATCCTTTTGGTTATATTGCACAGG